TAGGCCTGGCCCTTCTCCGGGATCGCCTCGACGCCCATCGCCGTCTTCACCGCGGCGACGAGGGCGGCGGTCAGGGTGACGATCTGCTCTTCGGTGCTCATTTCTTCGCCAGCACCGTCGCCGAGGACATCCCCAGCGTCGAGAGAGGGGAACCGATCAGAGGGCAGACGGCCTTACCCGTGACAACGCCGTCCAGCAGCGGCTGCAGGGTCCCGTCGTCGCAGATCTTGACCGTCTTGCCGGGCGCCGGCGTGATGATGATGTCCCCGTCCCGGGTGATCTTCACCGTGGCGCCCTTGTCGTTGTAGACCGTGACCTCGCCCGGCTCGCCGCCGGTGGGCCGGTGACGGCGGTCGTCCACCGCCACCACCAGCGGGTGGCCGCGATCGCCGTTCGGGAACAGCACGACCGCCTCGGCGCCGGCGAGAGGGACGCTCGAGAAGCCGTACGCCTGGAAACGTTCGCCGTCGTCCACGTCCTCGCCCTCGAGCACGCCGAGCTGGAGGACCTGCAGCTTGCTGCCATCGGCCACTACCTGGACGACGGCACGCGCGATGCTGTTGGCGATCCGCGTCGAGAGCGGCCGCAGGAGGTGCCGCAGTTGGTCGAGGAGATCGCGGGAGATCGCCATCAGCGCGCTCCGTGTTCCAGCTCGGGCCACAGAGCGCCGGACTTCCGCACCACGGCCTTCGGCTCCGGGGTGAAGGCGTCGGGCCGCACCAGGCGGAGCCGCGTGACCTCGCCGCCGTCGCCGAGGGTGTGCTCGACCTGCGAGATCAGAAGGTCCCCGTCGACGCGCAGTGTGGGTGAGAAGACGTTGATGCGCGCGTTGAGCGGCCAGAGCCCGCCGCCCGGCTGCGTCCAGCCCAGCACGCTCACGTTGACCGTCTCGGCCTTCGCTGCCCGGATCCGGGCCTCCCAGTCGGCCCGCCGCTTGGCGAAGTCCGCGGTCAGCCCGCTGTCGGGATGGATGAAGAGCACGCGGTCGGTGCGCCTGACGCCCTCGTCGGTGGCCTCGCCCCGGATGCGCGTCGCGCTGCCCGACGCGGCGTCGGTCCCGGGCACCTGGGTCGCCACGATGTAGCGGCGGAAGCGTTCGGTCCCATCGTAGTCGATCGACCCCTCGAGCAGGTTCTCGCCCTCGACGATGCGGGTGGCGCGCACCGCGCCGGCGCCGGTGATCACGATCCCGCCGGCCCCGTCGCTCACCACGAGCACGCCCGCCGCCTGGGCCGCTCGCTGGATGACCTGGAAGGGCGTGTCCCCGGGCTGGATCGCCGTCTTCTTCGCGGCCTTCGGCAGCACGAGCCCCGGCTGAATGGACACCTTGATGCCGTAGGGATCGGCGACCTTCCGCGCGATGTCCAGCACGGTCGCGTTGCGGATCGAGCCGAGGACCGCCGAGCAGTCCACGAGCGCCGCGGCGCGGTCGCGGCCTGAGAACGTGAGCCCCTTCGAGGTAGCCGACAGGCTGATGGAGCACTTGTCGACGTAGCCGTCGATCACCGTCAGGCCGTCGATCTCGACGCGACAGGCGTTCTCTCGGGTGATCGGCGTGTACTCCTCAAAGTCGCTCCATCGGTCCGCAACCTCCAGATCGAAGGAGCCGCAGATGCTTTCAATCGAGCGCGTGACGCGGAGGCTCTTCCAGCCGCCATAGCTGCGGCCGTTGACGATGAGCCGCGCGTCAGACATTCGAGAGTACCTGCAGGGTCCCCGAGATGAACCCCGGGTGCGACGCGTTGTTGCGCGCGAGGATGTCGCCCTCCTGGTCCACCGAGCCGTAGAGCTGGTAGCTGAGGATCAGGGACGGGATCGGGACGTTGCGCTCGACGGTCAGGATGCTGGCCAGGACCGCGTCGCCGGGGACGGCCCGCACGACCTGCGCGCGGAGGTCCACAAGGGCTGGGTATGCCGTGTCGCCGGCTTCGCCCGCTTGCTCGTCCAGGAGCGCGGCGACGGCGTCCCGGTCGGCGATGGCCTCCTCGAGCGTGGCGAAGGTGGCCCGCGGCAGGACGCGCGCCGCCTCGATGACCAGGATGCGCTTGAGAGCTGCGATCAGTGCGTCCGCGTTGTCCCGCTCCCTCGCGCGGGTCGCCGTGGTCTCCGGGATAAGCGATTCGAGGTCCTCTCCGTAGGCGTCCATGAACGCCTCCCAGAGCCGTCCCGGCGCCGCCTCGGCCGTCGCCGCAAGCGCCGCCAGCGTCTCCTCGAACGCGTCGAGGACATCGCCAGGCTCTCGGATGAGCGAGGAGGCCTCGCTGGTCAGCCGCTCGACCTGGCGATTGAGGCGCGCCAGGTCCTGCGTGATCCGAACGACCGGAGCGAGCTTCGTGCGGACAGCCGCCGCTGCCCGCGTCAGCGCCCGCTCGGCACTCGCGAGGCCGAAGGAGGGCATCCCCCCGGCGTTGTAGCGCTCGACGAGCTCCGCTCGGGTCGCGACCTTCGCCGCGGTCGCGCTCTCGTCGACGAGCTCGAAGTAGTAGGGGACCTCGGTCGGGGTGAGGCTCTGGGCGGGCGCCTCCGCGAATTCGATCGCGAAGGCCGCGAGGCCGCCGTCCGCCTTCGTCTCGCGGACCGAGACCGACGAGCAGACGGCCCGTCGCGTGCCGTGGTAGGGGTGGACCAGCTCGCCAGGGCCGGAGATGTCCTCGAGCGCCGAGAGAAGGTCATCCCGCTGCTGGACGTAGTCGTCTCCGACCACGTAGCCATCGACGCGGAAGGTCCGCGCCTTGCGCCCCAGGTCCTCGATGTAGGGGTCGTCGCGGAGGGGGAACTCGTGGGCCACCGTCCGGCGGCCGCCCACGCGCTCGGAGGCCTCGACGAGGAAGGGGATCCCGCGGAACGACGCGCCGATGAGGCGCTTGCCGTTCGGCAGGACAACGCGCTTGAGGTCGTCTCGCCAGGTCACGGCAACACCAGCACCTGGGGGCCCATGTTCAGGTCGACGTCGCCCACGTCGCCCTCACTGTCGAATGTGGTGCGGGTGCCTGGCGGCGCGCCGGTCAGATTCACACTGACATCAACCTTGCCGCGGACGGGAGCCTGCCCGATCGGAGGCGGCATCTCGTCGAGGAGAGGGCCCCTTCCGGTGCCGGGCAGATTCACCATCGCGCCCACGGCGTACGGCGCTCTCCGCGGCGCCGCGCCGAAGATGTCCTCGACGGCCGCCTCGACGCGTTGGACCCGTTCGCCGCGGATGTCCTCGTCGATCTTCTGCTCGATCGCCTTTTTCCGCTTCTGCTGCTCGGGCGTCTGCCCCGCCTCCCAGCTCTGATAGGCGGACTCCGCGTCGTAGATCTGCTTGCCGAGGTAGGCGAAGGCCGCGGCATCGACGAGCACCGCGGCCGCCAGACCGCCGCCGGCGAGACCGGACCCGCCTCCGAGCTTTGCCAGCCACCCGCCGGCCGCGGCGTTCGCACCACCGGCCGCGACGCCCGCCGCCCGGAGAGCCATCACGACTTTCCAGAGCGCTCCCACTATGCCCAGGAGGGCGCTCGCGAGCGGCGCGAGCTTGACTGCCGCGAAGATGATCAGCGCGCCCTTGGCGCCGCCGATCGCCCGCCAGACCGGCTTGATCGCGGCCCCGATGCTCTTGATGGAGTCGATCAGCGCCTGGATGCGGCCGGGGAGCTTGGTGCCGAAATCCTCGGCCCACTGCGCGATCTGCTCCCGGTGGGCTGCCAGCCAGGCAGATGCCTGATCGGCGAACTGCTTGAAGGCCGGGGCCATCTCCGTCGCGATGGCCCGCTTGACCCCGGTCCACGCCTCGCCCAGATCGTCGGTCGCGTCCGTGACCAAGCCAGACGCTGCGGCGAACTTCTCCTGTGACCCGTTGAGGTCGAGGTAGCGCTTGCGCAGCTCCTCGACGCCCGCGCTCCCCTTGGCCAGGAGGGGCGCCAGCTTCGCATCCCCGAACGCGGCCGTGGCCAGGGCAGCGCGCTTGGCCGGATCGGTCACCTTCGCCATGGCGTCCGCCATGAGCATGAAGGCCTCTTCGTTGCTCTTGGCCCCCTTCACCTGCTTCGCGAGAACGGGGCTCACCTTCGCGAGGAAGCCGATGAAGCGGCCCGTCCCCGCCTTCGCCTGGCCGAGGCCTTTCGAGAACGTCTCGAGGGCCGCGTCCATCTCCTCCATCTCGACGCCCGTGCGCTTCCCGGCGTAGCGTAGCTGGGAGAGGGCGTCAACGTTCATGCCCAGCCGGTCCGCCACCTCGCCGAGCTTGTCTCCCTCGTCGTAGACGCCCATGAGGGCGCGGGCGGCAAGGCCGGCGGCGCCGACCAGGACGCCGAACTGCATCGCCAGGCTGCCGATCTCGCGGCCGACGTTGCCGATCGAACCGGCCAGCCCCTTCAGGCCGCTGTTCTCCCAGAGATTGCCGAGCTGTTTCGAGAGCCCCTTGTAGGGCTTGAACGCGGCCTCGATGCGGGCGTTGGCCGCCTTGAGCGGGCCGGTCGCGTGATCGACCGCCTGGAGGACGATCGAGAGGGGGAACTCGCTCGCGCCCTTAGCGGCCATTGCGGCACCACCTGGCACGGTCGATCCAGAAGCTCAGCTCCTCGAGGTCCATCATCCAGATCTCCGACGGAGCGAAGTGGAAGTCAGACGCCAGAACGGCTACGGCGTCATGCCAGTCGTCAGGCATCTCCCGAGAAAACCCAGGGCGAGGGCCAGCACCTCCCCGGCGTCGTCCTCGTCGAGCTTGGCCATGACGGCCGCCGGCTGGCCGCACAGGCGCCCGGCGACCATGATGAGATCGTCCACCGGGATGTGCTCCTGGACCACGACGCCCTTGAGGTCGCCGAGCCGGCCGCGGCGGAAGGTCAGCTCCTCGATGACCGTGTCCTTTCCGAACTCGATCGGGTGCTTGAGCTTCACCGTGACGGGCTCTTCCATCAGGCGATCTCCTCGGCGCCGGTGCCCTCGAACCGCACGGCCACGTTTCCCTCGTCGGTGTTGCCCGTGCCGTCGCCCGCGAAGTAGCCATCCCGCAGGACGATCACCTTGTCGTTGGCGAGGGTGAGGGTCACGGTCGCGTCGGTCATGGTCGCCAGCTGCGCCAGGTCGAGGGTACCGCGGTCGGTGATCTCGCCTTCGATGAAGGGCACCTGGGGAGTCTCCTTGTAGCCGTGGACGCCATCGGCTCCGACGATCGCCTCCCTCTTCGGCCGGCCGAGGTTGTAGCTCCACGACCCCTTGGCGTCGTAGACCTCGCCGTTGATCTGGACCTGGATGATGCCGCCTCTACGCTGCGAAGCCATGGGGTCCTCCTACAGCCGGAACTGGATCTT